GCAATATCCGCTCTTTTTTCGTAATCAAAGCCCCATTCCTTTTTAATATTTTCTAAGGCTTGTTTGTTAGCTTCGTAAGCTTGTCTTTCTAGTTCAATTTCTTGCGTTCTGTCGGCTTCAAAGATACTATTGAGAAATTGTTGTGCTACTTCGGGCTTAATTCCAAGCTCTAAGGCTTTTGTTTTAGCTGTATTAACAATATTATCTTCAATAGAATAGCCTTCAGGCAAATTAATTTGGTAATCTTCGGGCTTAAATGTTGATGGTTGTGCCATTTGTGCTTTTAATTCCGCCTCAACAACATCACGAGCTTTGCCAAAATGTTTATTTTTGTGATAATAATCTTTAGCAATTGCCGATAAATCTTTAGGAAAGTTTTTAGAAAGCCTTTCAAAATCGGCATCTTTTCTAATATCCTCAGGAAAAAATGAATTTAAATCAAAACTTGGCGTAGCTGGTGCTGTATTTTGAGTAATATTAGTTTCATTAACTGGGTTTGATTGCGTTGGTGCAGTAGGTGCGATTTGATTTTCAATTGTCATAATTTTTTTTATTTGTTGATAGTGTTTAAATCTAAGTAATCGTCAATATATTGAAATGCAAGTCTCATTCCCACTTGTAAATGTGAGGCTAAAACATCATCGCAAGTATACTCTCTAGAAATTAATTCAGGATTAATAACTAGAGCCGTTCTTAAATCTTTGTAAACTACCAAACCTTCTGCCGAGCCAAATACTGTGTTAAATATTCGCTTTCTTTCTATAAGTTTTTCCTGTAATTGTTTTTCTGCATCAATCATTAAACCCCCGCTTGTTTCATTGTTGCTAATGTTTGTGCTTCGGTGTTAGCATCAACCATTTCTTGTTGTTGTGCCATTTGTTGCTGTCTTGCTTGTCGCTCTTCATCAACTTTAGAAGCATTTTTAATTAATTTAGGGTCAATTTGTAAAATATCCGCTTTATATCGGGCTATTTGGTCAAAATCTACCGTGTCTAATATTGCTGGATTTGCTTGAGCCAAATTCATAACTGACATTAAAAACACATCAACCGAGTTATTTTTGCCTAATTGATTTGCTTGATTAACTGGGTTAATAAATTCGATTTTCATTTTAGGAAAAATCTTTTTACCTAGAGTTGCGTCAGTTGCTCCTTTCATTTTATTAGGCATCTCAGGAAAGGGAGCATCAGGCAAAAGCGTAAAATTACCATCTTGAGCGTAAGATAATTTAAAAAGAATATCATAAACTCTATCAAGAATTGATTCGAGATATTGTTGCAATGAAGAAGCTAAGCTTCCCATGATTCTATAGCTTTCCGCTCTTAGTTCTAATATTTGTGTTGCGGTAGCTCTCGGGTCGTCTAATACCGATAATTTATCTAAAAAGAATATTTTCCTAATTGATTCTTGTTTTTGTGTTATCAATTCAACAGCTGGATTAATTCCTTTACTGTCGTTGATTGGTTCAACTGCCCGACCATTGCCAACAGGTGATTTAACCATGTTTAAAGCTCTTGGTTGCAAGTTCAATTGTTTTTCAAATTGAGCATTTACAATTAAAGGCGGATTTAATATTTTTTGGATTGATTCAAAATAATCATACCACATGCGGTTTAAACTTCTTGCGTCGGCTAATGCATACATTGCTTGCCCTGTTCCGTAAACTTCACCAGTTCCTTTGGCACTTCTTCCGACAGCTACAGGAAAACTATTAAAACCTGTTTCACTAATAATCTTGCTATGTGTTGGATCTAACCAAATACCTTGAAACGGCATGTTAACAGTGTCAATTTTAGTCGCGTCCCTTTCATTTCTTGGCATTATGTAAAGTCTAACATCAAAATTTGTGTTAGGTTTTTCAATTGAAGCCTTTTTAATTACTTCATCGATATTGCCACCATCAGCAAACTTTTTAACAATATCTTTGGCCGTCATTTTCATTAACAAAATGCAAGTATCAACTTTGCCTTCGTCATTTTCAGTAATTAAGATATTTTTAATGTGAATTGCTTTAAAATTGATTAAAGAAGATTTGCCTTCTTCAATCTTTAATGCAATAGTTCCAAATGTTGCAAAGTCTTTTAGATTTTCATGATGAGCATCTTCAAAATTGCCTTTAGTATCATAAAGGATATTCCACATTTTATCAGCAACCGCTTTAAGATATTCTAAGATTTCATCATCAGTTTTCAACTCTTCATCTTCAATTTTAAGTGTAAACCATGGCGTCGCTTTATTTGTCATTGTGCCGTTAAGAATTGACGCGAAATTTTCTAATGCAATTACCATTGTTGAATCGTTAGCAACAAATAAATCCTTTTTATCGCCTGCGGTTTTTTCGCTTGTAATATCAGTTTTAAGCGGTCGAAAATATTTTGCTGTATCTTGCCAGTTTGTCTCAAAGTTTTTGCGATTAGTTAATAAATCATTGTAAAGATTATTAAGTTCTTCGATTCTTTTATCTGCCATGTTAAATTCCTAAAAGTTTTTTTCGTTCCATTACGCCTTGCATAGATGAACCCGCAAAAGTAGTGCGTTTTTTCAAAGCTTCTTCTTGTGCTTTTAAATCAGCTTCAGAAAGCAATTTAAGTCTTGTTTGTTCTGCGATTTGTGCGTTTAATGCGTCGGTTTGTTGTGCTTGCTGTTCAGCTATAGCCATAGCGTTTTTAGTTGCCGTTTCTTGTCGGTTTACTGTATCAACTGATGAATCAGCAATTCCTGCCAAAGGTGCAAAGGGTGTAATTGCCGTAGCTTGTGCTATTTTTTCGCCTCCCGGAATTGCTTTTAATACCGCCCCAATTGCTTTTTTCCATTTTTTACCAAATCCCATAAAATATATGATTATTAAATTTAAATTCCTAAAAGCCTTTTTCGCCCTTGTTCATTTCCTAAAAGTTTTTTTCGCTCAAGCTCCATTTGTATATCTCGACCAGCAAAAGAAGTTTGAGAGTTTTCTTGTTGTTTGACAGCAGAAGCCGTTGCCTCATTAATTAATTTTTTTCTTCTTTCGTCGAAATATGTTGCAAATTTTTCAGGATTCATTTTTAAAAATCCTAAAGGGTTTTTAATTGGATCATAGCCGATTAATTCATTGCGTCTTGCGGGATCGTTAAACAGTGAATTTATTTGTTGCTTATTTTCTTCAATTCTTTTAAAAAATTTTCCTAACCCCATAAAATAAAAATTAATTGTTAATAAGTTATTGGGCTACTTATTGCAGTGTCCCAGCGTTGCCTTGATTGCCCTATATTCTCACGATATGATACCGCTAAATATCTAAAAGCGTCTGCCCCGTGTGAAGCCCAATCGTGTTTCGGTTGTAATTTAAAAGTATTATTCTTATTGTCAAATTCTTTTTTATAATTCTTGAGACATAAAAGCCCCCTTCTTGTTGTAGTTTCGTTAAAGAAACAATTAGGCAATATTCTTCTAACTTCATTGTGTCCATCGTCGACAGACAGTTTAGGAGCTATTAAAAACCTCAAGCCAAGCTCTAAAGCCGTTTCAATTCTACTCTTGCCGTTTGTAAATTCTCTTACAACAATATCGTGCGGGGCGTAATGTTCTTGATAAATGTAAGGTTTGTCTTTTACTTCTTTAATATAAGAATCTAAGCCCCTGTTATTATCCTCAATGTAATCAATAATTCTTATTTCTTTGCCGATAAATTGAGCGAACCAAATTGTTGTTGCATCACCTACTCCTAAGTCCCAAAATGTAAAAACTGGTAATTGTCGCTCCCAAGGAAAATCGCCAATTCTTCCCTGCTTGTCTAAGTCATCGATAATTTTAGAGTAATAAGCCCCTTCGATTGGATTATTAAAGCTACAAAGAAATTCTTGGTTGAAAAAATCTAATGTCTTGCCCTCGCTTAATATCTCAGCTTTCACCTGCTCTAGTTGCTCTTGAGTGAATACCCCCGTTTCTTCTGCCGTCTTAATTTCCGAGTGCCAAACTTCGGGCATCTTTTGAGCCATTTTAAAGAGTTCGTAAGCGTGATTTTGCCCCTTCGGCGTAAAGTTAAACATTGCCCAACCGTTATTTTCAAGCAACATCGGTTGAATTGTGCCCCAAGCCCTCGGGTCTTGTTCAGCGTATTCCGTAAACACAGCACCTTTAATTCCAGCACCCCTTAGACTGTCAGGATTATCCGAGCCTACGATCTGATAGATTGAGCCATTTTTAAGAGTTATTTTAAGTTCTTTCTCATTTTTCTTAGCTATCAACTCCCCCGGGATATAATCGATGTATTTGCGACCTTCCGAATTTGTTTCTTGCCAAACTGACTTAGCACCCTGTGCATAGCTCGGGAATATGTGCCAATATGTTCCGACCGCTTCGAACATAGCACTATATAAAATACGATTCAAAGCAAGTAAATCTTTGCCAGCTCT